AGTTGCTTCTGGATATTTTAATATCAGACATTTAATTTTAAAGTCAGCAAGTTGTCCTTTCTCAATGAGTTCGGATGTAGATGTTGCTTTATAAACAGGTCCAAATAAACCTTCTAATACAAGTCGATGTGTTTGCGTACCATCTAAAGTACCTGTTGTTCCTATTCTATATTTAGCGTTAGAACAACCTGAAAGAATAGTTGTCAACGATTTGGCCTTAAACTGGTGTGCTTCATCACCAAGAACAAAGTCAAATTGTTCAAAGTATTCTTTGTCGTTTTTATAGATTGATTGCCATGTAGTAATGGTAAGAAACTTGTTTGTATGTTTTTCTTTACCTGCATATTGGCGGTGGCAGTATTCTTCTGAATTATATCCATACGATTCGAAGTCACTATACATCTGTTCAACAAGTGAGGTTGTGGGAACAATTAACAATCCTCTTTTATGTTCTTGTTGTAAATAACAAACAATAAGGTATAAAATTAAACTTTTGCCACTAGCCGTTGGTGACAGTAGTAAAATACGCTTGTTGCGTATCGCATGAATAAAAGACTTTAATTGATAGTCTCTAACTTCATGTGGCAGATTTAAAGTATCGATAAGTTGTTTTGCTTCTACTACCGAATAGTTTTCAGTAGTTGAGATATCTGAATCAATTTCTAATACATAATCTCTTTCTTTACAAAACTTTTCAATGTAAGGAACAAGTCCATGATAGATTGTAAACGACCGAAGGTCGGCTAATCTTATTTTTCCATCCCACATACGAGATTTGTATGCAGGTGTAAATTGATAACCAGGAACATAAAAAGTAAAGTAATCACTCAGTTCTTGTGCAGTACCTTTATCACACTCAAACTGAATAAATGCTTCATTCTTTTTGTGAAGAATAATATCAGACACCTTGAATAAATCTTTCCCATGCAATGAAGTCACGCAATTGAAATGTGCGACTGTTTAGTTCTTTTAATATAGCGGTGCAAACTTCAACAATCTCATCATGCATAATTTTTTGAGCAGAGTATTTGTTTAAATCTTCATCACTCTCCATATATGTAGAAAGGTCTGATTTGAGAACATATGGAAAAGGATCCCATTCATATTTTTTTAAATCATCATCATCTAATTTACCTGTGTAATATTCCCATTTAAGTTTCTTCATTTTATTATACTTAAACTCCGCTTCTTTGGAAAGCAAACGATGCCGGCTAAGTATGTTCAAATACTTACTGTGTAATTTGGGAATATCGAGAAGTGCCTTACCAGGTTCGGTTCGGTCAATGTCGGCGTCTTTACGCCATTCTTCCAATAGTTCGTCTAATTTGCTCATAATAAAAGCCTCCTTCAGAGGAGAATACACTAATTGACGGTGATTGTCAAGCGTTTTTTAAAATAATTTTTCAATATCGTAGTAACTATACCTGAATGTTCCGTCTGCCGTCATTTGACTATCAGGACTATCGGTAGCTGACATGATGAAAGTTGATAGTGTTGTGGGAAACACATCATAGAATTTAAATCTGAAATAAGGTTTGTTTGAAGATGACAAAAGGGTAATTGAAGCATCTGAGTATTGTGGTTTTAATGATTCTCTTACACCTGCACTTTTACTTAAACGACCTAAGTTGCGATACTCAGAAAAGTCGGTTGGGAAAGTCATTGCACGAATCCAATCATGTATCTCTCTCCATGCCACAAGTTCTTCATCAATATAAAAAGTTACATTCAATAAATCATAAATTGCTTTTTCACCTGGAATATACAAATCAACAAATGGAGTATTTTGTGGTATTTCAGACAACGAGATACCTGGCACACTTACTGATTGACAAAAGAATTGTGTGTTAGGTAACCTAGAAAAGTTTAGTGTAAACTTATTAGGTTGTAAAAAGTTTTGATTTGTAGGATTTCTAGTAAGTGCAGTCATGTGTTTATTTATGCGAAAAAAAAGACCCACCGAAGTGGGTCTTTTGAATATAGTCTCTTATTGTTATTATTATTAACGAGACTTTATAGATTACATCAAGTTGGAAATCTTGAACGCACGGTAGTAAACATTGGAGTTTACATTGATTGTTCCAGTACCAACTGTTGAACCTTCTGCAAATGGGTTGGCAACGAGACCATAGCGTGTCTTGAAACCAATTTTTGGTTGGAAGGTACCTGTGTCAACTGCACGAACCATTTGTAAAGGAACATATGGGCAGTAGAACAAGCCAGCGTCATAAGCGTTAGAACCCTTATAACCGATAACAGCGAACTCAGATGTAGATGATGTTGGGAAGTATGGGTCGATATAGACCTTGATACGACCAAACAATGTACCTGCAAATGTGTTGCCTGTATCATCAACTGTCAATGAAACATTTGATGCAAGAGCAGAGTTGTAATCAAGAATGCCTGCCATAGAGAGTGCAGATGCAACATCGCTTGAGCAAATCATAATGTTACCTTTACCTCTACGAGTTGTCTTGGCAATCGTATTAGCTTCACGCTCGATTTGGAACGCAAGGCCTTTAACTTTTTCAACCATCCAACGACCATTTGAGTCGGTGTCTAAGTCGAATGTACCAGCCTTAGTTGTACCTACTTGTGCGCCAACTTTTGCAGTTGCGTAGATTGTGCGAATAACTTCACGGTTAATTTCAGCAAGAATCTCAGATGAGAGAATGTTTGCTAATTCTGTTTCAGCGTCAAGACCATGAACTGCTTTCAAGTCTTGTGCAAGTTCCATTGAGTATTCTGCTTTCAATGCACGGCTACGAGCAGTTACAGTAACTTTCTCAATAGAGAATGCCATCTCTTGGAATGTGTTAGAACCATCGCCAAGAGCTTCTAATTTACCAGTAGTCATTGTGTTTGGTAATGATGCAAACAATGTGTTAGCGAAAACATTACCTGAAGCAGCTGTATCAGACTGCAATGAAATTGAAGGAACCGCAGCAGTAGCGCCACCAGAGAAGCCTGCATTTGCTTCGTCATAGAATGCTTCTGTGCCAAGTTGTGTTGCATAGCGTGAACGCATTGCAAAAATCAAACCAGTTGGACCTGTCATTGGTTGAACGCCTGCGATATCATAAGCGATAAGGTTAGGCAATGAACGGCGAACTAGAGAGATGAGGATTGGATCGAAACCTGCAACAGGTGATGCTGCAGAACCACCAAAACCGCCAGAGGCGACTGTGTTGGTCATTGAGTTTGTTGGACCGGCTTCTGTAAGAATACCTGCAGCCTTTTGCATTTCTTGAGCTTGATTCTCAAGAATAACAGCAGTTACAGCCTTCTTATATGGGTCTTTAATAGGTGCTAATTCTGGATGATCCAGAACGCCTTCCCATTTTTTTTGTAATTGTTCGGACAAATACATTGAGATTCTCCTTAGAGTTTAATTAAATTTTTGTTTTAGAAATCGCTTGTGATACCATTGCAACTAGAGGGTCGTTAATATCAACCTTCTTAGCATCAGTATCTTCTACCTGTTCGTGTAAGTCTTTTTCATCTGCTTTTTTAACACCAGATGGGAAATAGTTCTCACGAATTGTCTCAATCTTATTTTTGTATTCGTCCTCTGTGGAGAATTCTACACTCTCTGCGAGTGATTTGATTTTTTCGATTTGAGTTGTTGTGAGACTATTACATACTTCACGGGTAATTTCATTTTTGTAGGACTCTACAAGTGCTTTTGCAAAACCAACACCACGCTCGATTTCTTCGTTGAGTTTACCTTCAAGTTCTTCAACTTTACCGGCAAGTTCATCAACCAAGTCAACTTTTTCAGTTGGAACATCGATGTAATGTTCTGCAAATAGATTGCGTAGACCTGCAATAAAATCTTCTGTGAGTTCAGCACGGAGACCGGACTCAATTGCAATTTCGTTATCTGCCAACCACTGCTCAACAACATAGTTGAGGTAGTCATCTACCTTAGTAGTTAAGTCGGCTTTGATTTCTGTAACTGCTTCTTCGAGCATTGAGGCATATTTTGTCTCAACTTCTTCTTCAATTTGTTGAACACGGTCTAATACACGAGCTTCAAAAATTGTAGCAGCTTTAGTTTTGAATTCTTCAGAAATGGTAGAATCGTCAGAAAATAATGCATCAATATCTTCTTTCATTTTCTTCTTCATCATTTCTTTCTTTTCGTCATCATGCATTTTTTCAGCAATGATTTCTTCATCTTTTTGCTCTTCTTCTGCCATTTTTTTCATGGCATCTTGCTTGTCAGCTGAAGCATCAGATGGTTTTGTTGTTGGAGCAGTTGCACTCTTAGCAGCCTTAGTTGCATCGATTTTATTAGAATCGTCATCTGGCTTGTTATTTTGAGGAGTAGGACCGCCTAGGTCTACTGCATCAGCACCTGCTAATTTTTCTGGTGGCATAGCTGGAGCTGATTTCTTGCTTCCTGCAAGAATGTCTGCTGCGGCTTCCATGAGTTTATTTGTTGCCATTAGGAATCTCCTTATGATTTCTTATTTATAAAATTAAAGTTTTCTGAGGTAATTTTCGAACAGTTTTAGAGCAGTTTCCTCTATTTGGCCTTTGGAAGCTCTCTGAATTGTCTTTTTAAAGCGGTCGTGGTCTGCTTCTACAAACTTTCCATCAACCATCATCCATTCTTTGTTTTCCATAATACCGTTAACAAAGGCACCCGGTGCTGATGGATCCGCAACAATGTCTGCGGCAGTCGCAAGGCGCAAGTCATCTTGAACCAAATTGTATCCTTCTCTAGTTTGAGTTAAAGAACCCAAAGCTCTTGAAGAAACGCCAACCTGAATATCGTTATCGATAAAGTTTTTTACAATTTGTCCGTATGGTGTTTCAAGAATTAGTGCTTTACCGTAAAATGAATTACCATCTTCTTTGAGAGACACAATTTTATGTGATACTCTTTCAAGGTTAATAGATGGTGTATCTGGATGTCCTAATTCACCCAAAGCACGGTTTGTATCGATGAATTCTTCTGTATAACGC